CCCGCAAACTTAACTTGACCCGTGACCAGCTTGCGGAGTTTCTGACCGATCAACAACAGATCAGACAGTTTGAATTGCTGTTTTCCACTGTTGACCAACTGCAAGTTATTGTCGGGACTGACTTTGAGTATCAGGCAGACACGGCAGCGGCAACAGCAAATGAGGCATTGGCACAATTAAGTGCATTGGCGCAAGATACCTCAGTTGATGATGCTGTCCTCAACGCCAAGGTGCAACAGACATTAGATGCTATCCCAAGATTGGCTCAAGCATTGGATTTGCTTGCACTAGCCCCTGTGCGTAATAATATCGAATTGGAGCATGATGTAAATGGCATCTTGCCTTATGCAAACCAAACCCCAAGGGTAAGATCTAATCAGGTGCTGATATGGCTTTCGATGTAATTACCCCTGTTAAATTAGGCCAAGCCGCCATCACCACTGGCGTGACTACGCTTTACACTGTTCCAGCCAGTACACGCACGTTGCTCAAAGAATTCAGCATTGCCAATACAACGGCAGCCGCCATAAACGTGAGAGTCTTTTTAGTTCCATCAGCAGGTTCGGCTGGAACTGGAAATGCTTTCCTATACGATGTGTCTGTGCCAGCCAATAACGCCTTGCAATACAACGGCATTGAGGTACTGAACGCGGGGGATACCATTCAAATTCAAGCAGCATCGACTGGCCTCACAATCATCGCAAGTGGTGGCGAAGCCACATAAGGAGTATGAAATGACCGTATCAATCAAGGTGCTGATACCACCAAAACAGGCCGAAGGCACACAGACTACGCAGTACACAGCTGTGAACTGTAAAGCGATCATTGACAAATTCACTGCCACCAATACCACAGCAGGAAATGTAACGATCAGCGTTAACTTGGTGACAAGTGGCGGCACAGCAGGCGTAACTAATCTGATTGTGGACACCAGAAGCATTGCACCAGATGAGACCTACACATTCCCTGAATTGGTCGGGCAAGCATTGGAGTCTGGCAGTTTTATATCTACCATTGCAAGCGCAGCCACATCATTGACCATTCGTGCCAGTGGGCGTGAAATTACTTAAAGGAGCTAGAAATGAAAGAATTTATGATGATTCCCAGAGGCTTTAATGGCTTGCCGATGGAAGAAGAATTTTTGACCAACGCAGAGAACAAAAAGAACTATGCCGTTGCGGTGGCTGATTGGAACTATGGCCCTGAAATGCCCACCAATGAGCCTGGTGCAAATAAGGAGTTCTACGCTGGTTTGGCAGAGGCAATGCAGTGCGATGAAAAAGACGCAAGACGCAAGCATTGCTCGAACTGCGAGTATTACGATAACAGCTTCATGACCCAAGTGCGGATTGAGCGCATCCCAATGGCGGCTTATGACAAGGGCGCAGGGTTTAGGGGTCACTGCGAAAAGCTGAACTTTATCTGCAACGATATGCGGGTTTGTCAGGCTTGGGAAGACAGAGAATATGAGGATTGACCTTTTCCGAATTTGTGCGAAAATCAAGCCGCTGAGTTCTGGCATCCAGCGGCCTGCCCTATCTAGGAGTTGTGGATGACCGATGGACTGCGAGAAAACCTGACAAAGGTTTTTATGCTACCCCAAACAGCCATTGATTGGCTGATGATGGTCTTTGACGCAATCCAAGTCTTTGATGATGTTGCAGATGGCGATGAAGTGGAACGAGAAGACCTCAATGCGACCATTTGGAACACATTGGTGGGTATGCACCAGAACACCTTTTTTATCGCCAACAGCACCCATTTAACGCCCTTGCTGGCGACAATGATTCTCAAGTGGCAATCCTCGGATACGGCAGAGCGCAATAAACAGGCAGATGCAAAATCTTTTGTTTGGCGAGCCGGATATTACGATTTGATTTTAATGACCGTTTCGCTAGTGCATGGTGCTGGATATGCCACAAAATATGGTCATCATGTGATGGCTTTGTATGGCGAAACTTTTGAAGATTACATGAAGGAGTTTGGCGATGCCTGATCCAGTCACAGCCCTAGTCGTTGGTGGAAGCCAACTTATCGGAAGTTCAATGCAAGCCAAAGCCGCAGGTTCAGCGGCAGATATTCAATCTGGTGCAGCTCAAGCTGGCATTGAAGAACAACGCAGACAGTTTGATGCTTTACAAGCCTTGTTAAAACCTTACACAGAAGCTGGTTTGCCAGCATTGGAAGCACAGCAAGCATTTATTGGTTTAAGAGGGCCAGAGGCAGAACGTGCCGCCATTGAGCGTATAAGTGGAAGTGAGCGTTTTCAGGAACTCACACGACAAGGCGAGGAAGCCTTACTTCAAAGGGCATCTGCAACAGGTGGATTGCGTGGCGGCAATGTTCAAGCGGCATTGGCTCAGTTTCGCCCACAAGTGCTTAATCAACTGATTGAAGAACAATATGGTCGCTTGGGTGGAATGACTACATTGGGTCAACGTTCTGCGGCTGGTGTTGGTGCGGCTGGTATGGAATCAGGTACAAATGTGGCAAATTTACTTGCTCAACAAGGCGCAGCACAGGCTGGTGGTGAGATCGGTCAAGCGAGGGCTTATGGGCAATTATTTAACTTGCCTGGTCAACTGCTTGGTTTCCAATACGGTGCAGGAAAAACTCCAGGACTTGGGTTTTAAGGATTAAAACATGGCAACGATTAACCCTTTAATGCAACCTATAAATTACACAGTTGATGTGCAAAGTCCATTTGAATCTGCTTTGGGCGGGTTCAAACTTGGTGCTGGCATTGCTGAAGTTCAAGCGGCACAGCAAGCTAGAGAGAGAGCGCAGACAGCTCAAACTGAACTTGCAAATTTATTTAAAAATCCTAATGCGACCGCAACAGATTACGCACGGGTTACTGCCTTTTTGCCTAAAGATCAAGCGGCAACAGTATTGTCTGGTTTTGAGGCTCAAACAAAAGAACAGCAACAAAACACTTTAAGACAAGGCACTCAGGTTTACACGGCTATTAAGTCTGGAAATTTGCCAGTTGCTGAAATGCAACTTAAGGAACAAGCCACAGCACTTAGAAATGCTGGGAGAGAAAAAGAGGCGCAAGGTTTTGACGACCTTTCAAATCTTATTAGGCTCAACCCAACAGGAGCGCAGACAACGATTGCGTTGACTATTGCTGGATTGCCTGGCGGTAAAGAATTTCTCGATAATGCTGACAAGGCATTGTCAACACAGAGGGCAGAAGCCCTCCAGCCAAGCGCATTAAAAGAAGCTGGAGCTAAAGCAGAGCAAGCAGTAACTGAGGCTCAAACTAAAGTTGCAGATTTGCGTATTAAATTGCAAAACGAACCAATTGAAGCTGAAAGATTAATAATTAAACGAGACCTTGAACTTGCACAAGCAAATGAAGCAAAGGTTAAGGAAAAGTATGCAGAGCAGATCACACTTGCAGACCTTAAAAAGAAAGCCGCTGACCTTGGTCTGACAAATGCACAAACTAGTCAGGCACTCGCTCAAACCAAAAAACTTGGCGCAGAAATACAGAAGGCTACACTAGAACTTTCCGCACTTCAGGCCACTGGTGGTGTTGACCCTGATAAGAAGTTCACACAGGAAGAAAAAATACGTAAAGAATGGCAAGGCCGTAGCAAGGTCTATGGTGAACTTGATGGTATTTACAGCAACCTTAAAGCATCTGCTAATGCACAAACTGGCCCTGGTGACATTGCCTTGATTACTGGTTTTATGAAAATGCTTGACCCAGGCTCGGTGGTACGTGAGACCGAATTTGCTACTGCAAGAGATACTGCTGGCCTTTTTGAGCGTCTGGCTAATCAGGCTACAAAAATTCAAAGCGGTCAATTGTTCAGTTTGGATTCTAAGCAGCGAGGGGAATATGTCGCACTCGCAAAGCAATATTTAGATGCAGCACAGAAAAAAGCTGAACAAGAAAAAAAGGACTTAAATATTGTGGTGAAGAACTACAAACTGAATCCTGAAAACGTATTTGGTGCAACCCGCAACGTGACTGTGGATTACTAATATGGCCTACTCCATAACCACAAAAGATGGCATCACAGTAGATAACATCCCTGATGATGTTCCACCAGACTCGCCACAACTTAAAGCCCGTGTAGCAGCTATACGAGCTGGTCAACAGCAAGTCGCAGCGCCAACAGCCGCACCTGCTACAGCACCAGAAACTACACCAACTGCACAACCCACTGGATTCTTGGCATCGCTGGCTGAATCAATTACAGGGCGTGCTAGAACAACACCAGAGACACAAGCATTGCCTGAGTGGACAACTATGCCAGAACTTAATCAAATGAGTCTTGCATCGTTTAAATCTGCATTGGGTAGTTTGGTATCAAACCCAAAAGAAACTGTGCAGATTTTGCAATCTAATTTTCCACAACTTGGTGTGCGGCAGGATGAAAAAGGAAACTTTATTCTGCGTTCAAGTGTTGACCAAAAAGAATATGCAATACCGCCTGGCTTTACTGTTGGAGATATACCTCGTGCAGTTGGTGGTTTATTGGCATTTACCCCAGCAGGTAGAGCGACAACCATATTAGGTGCGGCTGGTAAATCTGCATTAACACAGACAGCAATTGAGGGAACACAAGCTGCAACTGGTGGACAATTCGATAAAGGCGAAGTGGCTATGGCTGGTGTTACTGGCCCAGCAGGACAAATCATTCAGCGTGTAACACCACCAGTTGTCCAAGCTGTTAAGCAGGGCGTTCGGCGTGTTACAGGCAAAGCACCAGCACCAGCACCAGGTATAGCAGGCGCTCCAATGGGTACAGCAATGGCCCCAGAAGCACCTCCAGCAGCCGCAGTAATGCCAGAAATTGCGCCAGTAGCTCCAGAGATTCCAGTTGTTCCAGCAGCACCACCTGTTGCGCCAATCGTGGCGGCAGTGACTGAGGAAGAAGTTGGTAACTTAGTTAAAAAAGCCGCAGGCACAGGGTTTGGTTCGGCAGGCGCACGTGACCGATTGGCTGATCTTGCACAAGTTAATTTGGCGGCAAAGGAAGCGGCTGATCGACTTGGCATCCAATTGCCTGCCGATGTGTTCAGCGATAACCCACAGGTCCGAGCAGCGGCTGGTCTAACACGTTCTGTTGCTGGTGGTGAACCTGAAGCTGCATGGCGCAATACAGTAACCCAAGCTGTAGATAAAGCCGATGATGTGATAAAACAATTTGATGCCACATTTGTTGAAGGTACAGTCGCACCAGGCGTGGTATCGCAAAAAATCAAGGACTCGCTGACAAAAACACGCTTAGACCTCAATACACAAGCAGGTAAAGTTTACGATGCAGTTGACGCAGTAGTTCCAGAAACATCAATAGTTAATTTGCCAAAACTCAAAGCAACACTTGATGATGTTAAAGCAAGAGTTACTGAAGAAGGAATGTCCTCAGCCGAGCGCAAACTGGCAAACATGATTGAGCGAGGAAACGTTACATATGGCCTACTCAAACGTGAAAAATCCTTGATTGGTAAAGCTATCAACAAGATGGAATCACCCTATGGCAGTATGGCCGAGGCAGACCTCAAGCGCTTGTATGCGGCACTCTCTGACGACCAACTAACAAACGTGGGTAATATTGGTGGCGAGCAGTTGCGCCAGCAATTACGTGCAGCCAACCTTTTATATGCAAAAGAACGTGCATTAGGCAATCGCATTGTAAATGCATTTGGTCAAGACATTGAGGGTAGCGTTGCCAATAAGATGCGTACCGCCATCACTGGTGCGGCAAAAGGCGATGCAGGCGAGTTCAATCGTCTGCTAAAGACTGTTCCAGAAGACTTACGCAAAGAGACTATTGCTACTGCACTGGCATCTGTTACACGTTCTGCAAGAGGCGCTGAAAAGGGTGGTTTTGGATTCTCTGAGTTTGCTGATATATATCCAAAGTTGAGAGCTAATCCACCAGTTTACAAAACCATCGTAGACACACTTGGAAAAGACTCAGCAGACGTTTTGCGTGATCTATTTGAAGTTTCCAAAAGAGTTACTGAAGCCAGAGCAAATGTTTTGACAACAGGAAAAGCAAACCAAGCATTGTTGCAAGGGATGCAAGCCGAAAATCTGATTGGCAAGATCATGGAAAGCACACTTTCAAAAGGTGCATTGACGGGTGCAGCGGCAATGGGTGGGCCTATTGCGGCTGCTGCCACATCAATAATCACAGGAGCAATGACTCAAGGTAACAAGGATTCACTCAAGGCAGCAGGAAAACTGTTTGCTGATGAGAGTTTCCAGAAACTTACAATCGAAGCTGCCACTAAAGGCACACCAAGTGCGGCTAGTATTAGACGAACAGCTATGTCACAATCATTTCAGAAATTTGCAGATCAAATTAAGTTGCCTAAAGAACTTGATGCTCGGATTCAATTTTTGCAATCTGCAATCCAAACTGAGCGTCAACTCTCACAGGAGAACCAGTAATGTCAGCACTATCAGTTCAACCACCATATCCAGCGTTTGCGGATGCTAGTGGACAGCCGCTTGATGATGGTTACATCTGGATTGGCACAGTCAATCTCAACCCAATTACAAA